TTGTAGATATTTCTCTTACAGATACGCAAACAGCAACTTTTACTCCAAGTATTTTGTTTTATGACGTATTATTAACAGAACCAAGTGGTGACAAATTTTATTATTTAGAGGGTAAACTATTTATAAGTGAGGGATACACAGCATGAGCAGCCCAAATTCTGTAACTGTTTCACAGGTTTCAGATGTAACCACAGTTGAAGTAACTACGCAAGGTCCACAAGGCCCATCTTTTTCAACAACTGGAGTTACCTTAGATGATTCCAATAAAGTAGATGGTTCGATAGTGTTTTTCGACTCATCTAGTGGTACATTTAAAGCAGATTCAACTACTACTAAACTAACACTCGTAGACGGAGGTAACTTCTGATGGCTAATACAATTAGAATTAAAAGATCAACTGGATCGTCAAACCCAGGGTCATTAGAAAACGCTGAAATTGCATTTAGAGAAGGCGATGAGGTTCTAATTTATGGTACTGGCACAGGGGGAGCAGGAGGTTCTGCTACAAGCATTATTCCTATTGGTGGTAAGGGAGCATTTTTTGACAAAGCTACAACAAGAACAACAAACCATGTTTTAGCTGGTGCTGCTTCTGGAAGTGCTGCTGCACCTACATTTAGAGCATTAGTAAGTGATGATATTCCTTCGTTAGCCCATACAAAAATTAGTGATTTTGATGCGGGAGTACGCACGAATACGCTTGCAGAAATGGCTGCCCCTGGTGCTGCTGTATCTCTAAACTCACAGAAAATAACAAATTTAGCAGATCCTACTGCTGATGCTGATGCTGCAAACAAAGGTTATGTAGATGGAGTCGCACAGGGATTAGATGTCAAAGATTCTGTGGTCGCTACAACTACTGCGAATGGAACATTATCTTCTGCTTTTGCTAATGGATCAACGATTGATGGTGTTTCTTTATCAACTAATGACAGAATACTTATCAAAGACCAAAGTACTCAGACAGAAAATGGTATTTATAAAGTCAATGCTTCTGGTGCACCAACTAGAGTAGATGATTTAGCTACTGGTGCTGACGCTGCTGGTGCGTTTGTTTTTGTAGAACAAGGAACTGTAAATGCAGAGAATGGTTTTGTTTGTACCTCAAATAAAGGATCTGCTGTTGTAGGAACTAACAACTTAGTATTTTCACAGTTTTCTGGTGCTGGTCAGATCACTACAGCAGATGGTCTACAGAAAACAGGTAATACAATATCAGTTGACTTAAAAGCAAATGGTGGACTTGTTATTGAATCTTCTGAAGTTGCTGTTGATCTTGCTGCTAGTTCTATAACAGGAACACTTGCTATTGGCGATGGTGGAACGGGTGCTACAACTGCAAGTGCAGCTAGAACGGCTTTAGGATTAGCAATCGGAACAAATGTTCAAGCATTTGACCAGCAATTAGCTGATATAGCTGGCTTAACTCCAACAGATAGCAACTTTATTGTTGGTAATGGATCTAACTTTGTTCTTGAATCTGGAGCAACTGCTAGAGCATCTTTGGGAGCACAAGCATCAGCAGCAGACTTAACAAACTTATCTTCTTGTCAATCAGGTGGATCTGCTGCTTTAGCTGCTCTTACTTCAACAGAGATTGCAATATTAGATGGAGCTACTGTTACAACTGCCGAATTAAATATTTTAGATGGTGTTACTGCAACTGCTTCTGAACTAAATATTTTGGATGGAGTTACTTCTACTGCTTCAGAATTGAATATTTTAGATGGAGTTACTGCCTCAACTTCTGAATTAAATATTATGGACGGAGTTACTGCAACAACTTCAGAACTCAATATTATGGACGGAGTTACAGCTACTACTTCTGAAATAAACTTAATTGATGGTGGAACATCAGCCACTTCAACCACATTGGCAGCAGCAGATAGATTTATTTGTAATGATGCTGGAACGATGAAACAAGTTGCTTTATCTGACCTTGTTACATTTTTAGAAGATGAAAGTGCCTCTAGCTTCAATATAGATGGCGGTACATACTAGAGCTAGGAGGTAAAAGCTCATGGCTAACGAAATTAAATTAAAAAGAGGTTCTGGTAGCGATCCAACTGCGAGTGATTTAGTTGTTGGTGAAATAGCCATTAGAACAGATACAGGTAAGTTATTTACGAAAAAAGATGATAATTCTGTAGCTGAAATATCTGGTGGTGGAATAACTGACGGAGATAAAGGAGATATTACGGTATCTGGTTCGGGATCAAGCTTTACTATTGATAATGGGGTCGTGACTTCGGCCAAAATAGCAGATGGAACTATCGTAAATGATGATATAGCAGCCGACACAATCCAACTTACCAAAATCCAAGAAATGGCTACAAACCATATTATTGGAAGAAGCACTAGCGGTACAGGTAATCCAGAAATATTAGGTGCTGGTCAAGTTCGTACAATACTTAACGTAGAAAATGGAGCAACTGCCGACCAATCAGCAAGTGATATTTTAAGTTTATTATCAGATCAAAATATCGCTACAACTGGTTCTTTGACAATCGGCACAGATATAATTCATTCGGGAGATACAGATACAAAAATAAGTTTTACTACTGACCAAATTACTGCTGCTACTGCTGGTACAACAAGATTAACAGTTTCGGATTCTGCAATACAACTTTCTTTGAATACAACTGTTGCTGGTAGCTTTACAATGGCTGCAACAAACTCAAATTTTGTTGTAAACAATAATGCTGGAAGTAATGTATTTACTGTTAATTCAGCAAGTGGAAATGTAACTACAAGCGGTACAGTTGATGGTCGTGACATAGCTGCTGATGGTACAAAACTTGATGGTATTGCTTCTGGTGCTACTAATGTCACTAACACTAATCAGCTTACAAATGGTGCTGGATTTATTACTGCGACTCTTACTAATGAACAAGTCCAAGATATTGTCGGAGGTATGCTTACTGGTAATACTGAAACAGGTATAACAGTAACGTACCAAGATGGCGATGGCACTATAGATTTTGTTGTTGGCACGTTAAATCAAGACACCACAGGAAATGCTGCAACAGCAACAGCCCTTGAAACTGCACGAAATATTGGTGGAGTATCTTTTGATGGAACATCAAACATAAATCTTCCAGGTGTAAATACTGCTGGAAACCAAAACACCTCTGGAACATCTGGTGGTTTTACTGCTGGTAATGCTTCAAATCTAAACTCTGGAACATTACCTGACGCACGTTTTCCTTCCACACTTCCTGCTATTGATGGATCAAATCTTACAGGTATATCTGCTGGAGCTACAGGTGGTGGTTCTGACGAAATATTTTACGAAAATGGTCAAACTGTAACGACTAACTATACTATTACTAATGGCAAAAACGCTATGGCTGCTGGTCCTATTACAATAAACAGTGGTGTTACTGTTACTGTTGGATCAGGAGAAACACTTACTATTGTTTAGGTTATGAAAGCTATTATTGAAAAACAGTTAATTCAATGGAAAGAAGAACTAGCAAAACACGTTCAAACTAGAAATCAAGCTCAAAGAGTATTAGAAGAAGAAGTAAAAACTATTTTACTGATTGAGGGCGGGATACAGGCGAAGGAGGTGTTGTTGAAGAAGATCGAGCAAGAATCCCAGCCAACAGGTATAGTGGAGCTAAACCAACAATCAAAGCAAAAACCAAGAAAGTAATTGGTGTAAGTGCTTTTAAAAATGCTTCTTTAATCATGTTTCAAAAAATAGCAAACATTTTGAGTATCATCTCATTTGTAATGGTAGCTTCTATGAGTGGTGGAACGTACTTTGCATACAAATATGTAACATCAGAACAGTTTAAATCAAGAGTTATGAACGAAATTCTTGATAATGTATCTGGAATGATGCCAAAAGTATTGGATCGAGAGCTACCAAAAGCAACAGGCCCATCAATGCCGATTATTAAATGAATTGTTGGCACTGTAAAACAGAATTAATTTGGGGTGGCGATCACGATATGGACGGAGAAGATTATCCAATAATGTCTGGAGAATATAGTATGGTAACTAATCTTTCTTGTCCTAAATGTTATTCATTTGTAGAAGTTTATCTTCCTAGAAATGCCTACGATTGAAATACCTGATATAAGTATTCCTGATATTTATATCCCAAACGTACCAGAACCTTACAATCCTAATTACATCAATGCAGCTAAAGCACCTGAAATTAATGTTCCTGGTTGTACTTATCAACATCGTGATATAAAAAATACAGGTAATCGTAATTTATTATTAGAAGATCCAAATGGTGTATTTACAACGTGTGATTTTCCGTTCCCTGGTTTTGTACCTCTTGACTACACACCTGAGAATCTTGTCATTACAGAAGAACCACTTGTCGATAATGAACCACCGCCCTTACCAGAAACAGAGCAGCCAAAAATTCCTCCACCACCTGACCCTCCCCCACCAGATTTTCCTCCCTGCCCTGGTAAAAATGACCAACGAGTAGGAGATTTTCGTAACGATAAAAAGTTAGAACGTGTTATCGGGCATGAAAGAGGGCAAGATGGAAGTGAATGTATAACTCTCTATGAAACAGTTGAGTGGAAAGAACAATACATTCCCTCTGCTCCTCAGTTTGTTGGGGTCTTTAGCCTTGCTTTGGTTGGTGCTTCTGCTCCGCTTGTACTTAATCTCGTGAGACCCTTAGTTAAACAAGTCGTGACAAAGTTGACTAAGAAGAAAAAAAATAAGTAAAA